CCATGGTTATCTACCTTTTCTTTTCTTTCGTTTCTTTCTTGGGTTTAGGTGGGTACATCTTTTTTACCATCTCATAATCAGCTTTGATTTGGGCATCACGAGCCCTATTCTTAGCTGCTTCTTTAGATTCTTCATCCACGTAGTCCTCAGGCTGCATGACATAGCCACCGTTGCTATAGCCTTTACCAGCTTTAGCTTTAGACGCGGTATTCATTTTAGAGTTCGTAGAAGTAACTGTGTACGGTTTTGTGCAACTTTTCATATACTTTCTCCCTGACTAGAACATATTGTAGTACGGTATTGTCAAGAAGTATATAGGAAATTAAAATAAAAAAGAACCCCAGTGATTACAAAAATCACTAGGGCTGGAGGAGTACGGGGGAACCGTATTGATGACACAGGCATAGTATATCAAGTCCATCCTGTAGATGCAATACGTTTTACCTCACGTTTTTGCACTCGTCCTGCTCCATCACCTACAACGCCTATATGTAACATCAGGTACTGCAACGCCTCAGCTACGTGCGAATGTTTGTTCTTATCAATCTCACCATCACCTTTGGGCTTATACCGGTAACCCCCCATCATAGCAGCTTTTAGCTGCGTGCAGCCGGGGTCAAGTAAAAATGCTGGGTCTCCATCCACTTGCCGCATTAGGAAATCATCGACCGCATTAATCCGTGCTGCCACACTGTTCGTCTTAGCCGGTATAACCTTGAACCCCTCAGCCTTGATAATGTCTACCGCACTGCGTTCATCGGTCTGTGCTCGCTGAGTACCGGCCGGGTCAGTAACAATAAGCACTGGTGCTCCACCGAACTTCTCATACAGCAGTGGTTTCAACATTGTCCGCATAAACCGTTGCACACCCATGTCGAAGCTAACGCACTCACCAAGTACCAGTGCCCGACCTCGCGGGTCCTGCTGTCCGATAACCGCCGCCGGTGTTAGCCCTAAGTCCATACCAACAATGACAGGTCTTATACCGTTATGAATAAATCGTAACCGTTCCTTGGCCATGTGGTAATCTGTTCTGAAATATTTATACACCGGCATACCTGCTGAGGACAACCCGTACTCACCATCAATGTATACTCGGACATACTCCTCACTACGACCCTGTGTATCGTAGTATCCTTCTGGTAAATTCTCAACGTTCTCTGCTTGTGGACTTCTACCTGACGGCTGCTTGTATACTTTCCATCCGTTGTTGTTAGCAGACACTCCGTCTTTAGGGTCAAGCCCTTCCATCTGGTAATACCACCATGTATCCATAGTCGGGGGGTTAGTGTCGCCCCACATCCCATGCCAAGACGGACCACCATCTTTCGCAGACGGAAAACGTCCAATACGCTTAGACATCGCATCCATAATGTCAGGGTGAATATCCCTACACTCGTTGAACCATGCAAACGTAAGCTCCAGTGAGTTCAAGTTAGCCACGTCATCAGCGTCATCCAGTGCACGGAACATAATCTCGCACTCCACATCCCCGAGTTTGAAGAAATATGTCTTGGTCGTACGCATATACTGCCCACATTGCCCCGGCGGGAACCAGTCTAAGAACGTTTTGATGGTCGTATCCTGCAACTGCCTAGCAGTTTCCCGCACAATCGCTGCCCGTGTCTTGCGTATCCCCTGCTGGTTGGGTTTCTGCATGGATGCTCGGCGCACAATCTCAAATGATGAGGTTACAGACTTGCCTGACCCTACCGGACCCATCAGTACACGCATTTTTGCGTCACTCTGCATGAACTTAGCCCCAGTTGGGGGTGGTGTGTAGTTAATTTCTAGTGCCATTAGTGTACTGTCCTTGGTAATACGTCAAAAAACTCCCGCATATCCATGCTGTAGTGTAAAACTACCTCATTTTCCTCATCATAATCAGGTTCGCACCAACAATCCCGCCCATCTAGGTAGTGGTCCCACGTATCTTCGACCGGAACCACATGTGACCACACTCTGCGTTTCATTTATGCTACCTCAAGTAGCGTTATAACGAACTCTCGCCCACGTTTCTTGTGTTTGTGTATGCGAGTGTGGTATGAAATGTTGTTCTCTTTGAGTATAAGCTCCAAATTGTATGCTTCTACTGAGTTGGCTATGCGTGCAACCTTGAATCCATCGTACGTTTCCTCAAATTTACTCATAATATTCGGTGCTAGTGACATCTTTTTCCTCCAGCTCTGGGGTTTGGTGTTCAATTATGGCAGTCTCCACCTGCTGACCACCCAAATTTATGGTGATTTTAACTCCACCAGCCCCTGCACTTCCATCATTTTCATTGGATTTCGGCTCAAGCCCAGCCCATTTCACTGTGGATTTGATTAGGTCAGCCTTAACTGCGGCACTTACCCCCGGGTCATGGATTAACATCCAAGATGTTGTGAGTAGTTCTTCCGATTGGGCCCGGGCTTTTAGCCGGAATGTCAACCCTTTCTCCCTGATTTCCTCACGATATGATTCCACGCGCTTAAGAAACACGGGGTCTCGATTGAATTGCAGGATTTCTAGGGTTGATATGTTGTGTCGTATGGTTACTTCGGTCAGGGTTTCTCCGCTACCCTCAAGTGTGAGGGCAATGTCAAACGCTAGACGGTCAGACCACTTGGTATGTTTTAACGGTAATGTATCCATAGTGAGCATGAGCTTAGTAGATGCCGCGAATTTTGTCAAGCATATGGTTACGTGAGTGTAACCGATGGTTTTAGGAGGTCTTGCTTTAAGCGGTTTACTACACTAGGGGGGCTGCGCGCTAGCGAGTCCATGTGACCCCCCCTTGAGCAAGGTTTCATCAACGAAAATAACATCACAAGTTGCTGGCAAGCTGCTGGCAAAGCACCATAAAATAGGCACTTTTTGTCATTTTTTTAATTTGTGGCAATCTGAAATTGTGCTGATACAGCACTGAAACAAAAGTTCTTTAACAACATTAGGAGAAACATTATGGCTAATCAAGCCACTGTTAAGAGGTCGATTGCACCTGTCACTTTCACTCTGGAAGTTACAGCCACTCGAGTCAATGAAAACGGCACATTCTCTGGCATCACTGCCAAGATTGTGAAACAGCCGAAAGGATGCGCTTTCATGACTAGCGTGCCACCAATGGCAGGCGGTGCAGTCTACTTTAAGACTACGTCACTGGACGGGATAACAATCCTCGAAAGTAACGAAACTAAACCGACAACTGAAAAGAAAAAGTTGTTCTAATCTAAACTAAACGGAGCAGGCTAGGGAAACCTAGCCTGTCATAAAATGTTTTATTTTGAACTTACACCAGAGGAAATAGCCGCGAAAGCGGCAGAGAAGGAAGCTCTGTTCGCCCGTTGGAGAGAAAGGAGCTCCCGCCCGTATGTTGAGCCAATACTATCAGCAGAGGAAACGCGGGAAATAGAAATTAAGTGCATGAAAATGTTTTCGTCAATGATGCAAACATTTTCGCAGTAAATTTTAACCAACAAGGAACAGGCTAGGGAAACCTAGCCTGACTTAAAATGAAAACTAAATTCTTAGTGATGTACACAACAGCAATAGATACAACTGATAGAACCATAGCAGTCGGATACCTAGGACTACTTAAAGCAAGATTTAAGTTATGGGTATGTAAGTGCACTGACATCAACGTAATACCACTGAATTAAAACTAACAAGGAGCAGGCTAGGGAAACCTAGTCTGTCTACTGAACAACCAGCCCGGCGAAAGCCGGGTTTTCTTTTGTTCTTATTTTTTGTTTAAGTTTTTACCAACCATACGCCGGGGGGTGCAGCCTTCAACAGCGACACATATCACTATATCGCATGGGGTGGTTACGTTTTTATACTGTATCGGTTACGTTTTATAACAATCTAAGCAATAATCTATGCAATCTATGGCGGTTACATACCACAGATTAAATTACTAAACGTAACCACTAGCATTGGTGCGGGTTCCAGTATATATATATATAAATAATCTAAATAATCTAATAATCTATCATTATTTAACACACACCAGACAGTAAATTTTTATTACAGGTTACATTGATGTGGGCATGTAACCATCTAACAACACAACACCCCCCTGTTTTACAATTTAAGGCGCAGATTATTAGATTATTTAGATTATTGCCTCTACAACCCAAGCCTAGCAAGGAGGTTACAATAATCTAAATTTAAAGGTTACATTATATCGCTGATAAACTACTGACTTTTTGTAGATTGTTGGCTTATGTGCTATATCGTGGTTACATTATACAAATACATGCGGTTACATAACCCAAAACCATACTCAAATACATACAAGTATTTGTTTTTGTAAGGCGAGCCTCGCTAAGTCGTTGATTTTTAAACTTTTTGTCGGATTTCGAGTCCGTGCTAATCTGAAACCTGACCTGACCTAGTCAGGTTGTTATTATATTTATTTTATTTATCACTTTAGGAGTAGTTATTATGGCTATTACAGCTACATTGAAGAAGTCAATCAAACCAATTACGTTTTACATTGAGGTTACAGCCTCAAAGGTGAATGAGAACGGTACGTTCAGTGGGTTAACAGTACAAAAGGTTACATCGTCTGTTAAGTCCAATGAAACAATCAGAGCATCTGTGCCACCACAAGCAGGTGGTGCTTTGTACCTTAAGTGTGACGACCTTAAGGGTTTGCAGTTTGTCGAAGGTACTTTAGCAGGTACTGTTGAGAAGAAGAAGTTGTTTTAATATCATTAACCATGGAGGAGGCAGTAGCAATACTGCCTATGAACTTATGTACCCTGATTTTTATGAGGAAGTAGTTGAAGTAGTAGCAGAAGCAAATGTACCCTACCATCAGTATGTTGCTGATGAGTTAGACCTAGTTGACCAGATGCACTGGGAGGACTGTGTTGAGTTCTTGAGCCTTGAGGAAGTGGGGCTTGAGGAAGATAGCGAAACTGTGCATGGTCAGTACTTTAGTGTTGAGGGTAGCATCTACACTTACACTAGCTGGTTTTATGAGGATGATGACACGTTCAGTGTGATATAAACAACTACGGAGGAGGCAGTAGCAATACTGCCTTTTGACTTATGGAATGGAAGAACTTATGTAACAAGTGTGGTGACCATGTGCTGACAGCACGTTGGAAGTTGGGTTATAGCACTTGTCTAGCATGTGGTGACAAGCAAGCTAAAGCAGTAAGACATACAATCGTACCACTACCCAAGAGTAACTACATCGTGGTTACAGACATGCAGTTATTAGTTGGGTTAAACAGTTCACACAAAGGGGGAATGAAATAATGGAAGATTTTAGCGTAGATATGTTTTTTGTAGTGAGGACACCATCTGGTGAAGTAGTTAGGGAGTATAGCGGTGAGGTGTTATCTGATAGCACTATCTCAAAGATAATTGATGACGTAGCAAAAAATCTAAATAACAAGGCAGTAAGTGATGAGGTGTTAGCAGTGTTAGATGAGCTAACTGCAATACTGGATTTGTCAGATGATTATACGTACAAAGAACTGTACGAACAGGCTAGAAGTTATATCTACAAGAAACGCTTTGGTATACGAATCTAGTGCAGACTGGTCTAGTGCTTTCAATGAGAGTACTAGCACGGTACTTGTACCGATAACGTAACTTAACTATGACGGAGGTAGCACAATGATGTCGATTCAACAACGGGAACTGGATAAGTTCCTAGGTTTACTTAAAGGGCTTAACGCTCAGTTCAAGATAGTCATACCAGATGGTGACAACAAACTGGAGTATGGTGACCTTGCAGTAATACAACACAAACGAGTAGCCAGAGTACCGAGGGGTAGTTGCCTCAAAGTGTACGAGTCTGCTATGAAGAAGTTAGCTATTGGCAATGTGGTAGCAATACCATTCAACGACTTACCAGTCGAGTCAATACGTAGTTCCATATGCAGTTGGGCTATAAGAACGTGGGGTTTGGGTTCAGTAACAACCATGATTAACCGTGACAACAACACCATTGAGGTGTTACGTAATTACTAACTTAAGGAAAACAAATGAAGCTATTCGCACTGCGTGATGTTAATTATAAACTGGTAAAGGATGACAACAACCAAGTTGTCTACTTCTCAAGCAAGGAAGCGGCACGTCAGTACCGCTCAACACTAACGACTGACGAGAATACATACTTCGTCACACTAGGCAGTGACCATAAACTCTACAAAGGAGAAAAGTAATGCGAGCCACACTATTGAAAGATACACTGAAGTCACTCTATCCAATCCAACGTACAGTATGTATCGAGGGTAGTCCCGGTGGTGGTAAGACAACAGTGGTGCATGAGGTAGGTCATGAGCTAGACGTACCTGTTGTTGAGCGTCACATGCCAACTATGTTGGTAGAAGACTTCGGTATTATGTTCCCACATGGTGAACAAGGCTTAACGTACCGTATACCTGATTGGTTTCCAGTCAAAGGCAAAGCACCTGAACGTGGCATCTTGTTGTTTGATGACCGTAACCAAGCTAACCCTGACTTGCAAAAGGTACTAGCCAACATCTGCCAAGCACGAACATTGCATGGTATCCCAATGCCTGATGGTTGGATGGTGGTATCAACAGGTAACCGACAGTCTGATAGAGCAGGTGCTAATCGTGTACTAAGCCATCTACGTAACCGTGAGACTGTGCTTGAGCTTGAGACACACCTTGACGACTGGACTACATGGGCTATTGAGCATGGTGTACGACCAGAGGTTGTTAGCTTTATCCGCTTCAGACCTAACCTGTTACATGACTTCGATGCACAACGAGACCAGAACGCTACACCTCGTTCATGGGTTGAGGGTGTTAGTGATGTACTAGGTACAGTACCAACTGAAGCAGAGTATGAGTGCTTTAAGGGTGCAGTAGGTGAGGGTGCTGCGGCAGAGTTTGTTGGCTTTATGCGTATCTTCCGTAAGCTACCTAACCCTGATGCAATCTTGCTTAACCCTAAGACAGCAGACGTACCAACAGACCCTGCAACATTGTATGCCTTGAGTGGTGCGATTGCTGAACGTGCAACTGAAAACAACTTTGACAGAGTTACTACCTATGCAGAACGTATGCCCGCTGAGTTTAGTGTACTGTCAATTAGCTATGCGGCACGTAAGAACCCTGACTTGACTAACACTCAAGCGTTTACGAAGTGGGCTATGGCACACCAAGACGTACTATTTTAATCAACTGAGGGGCACATGCCCCTCTCTTTAGGAGGATGTTATGAACCTTAATGACCGAGCATTACTTGTGCAGATGTCAGTATCTCAATGGACTGCACGTAAGTATGACAAGAAAGTAACACAAGAAGTAGCCAGTGCCAATGGTGTAGCCAGTGGTGTTGGTCGCTACAACAAGTCGCTGTTACCAATGAATGATATGTTGGATAACGTACATAAGAAGACTACTCACATTCGCGGTAAGTTTTATGAGAACACACTGCCATGGGGTATCGAGGGTACTATGATGCTACCGACAGCTAACTACCTACGCTTTATGACTGAGTTCCGTAAGGAAAAATCTGAATGGGAGTTGTTGGTTAACCGCTTTGTATGGGACTACCCTAGGCTTAAGTCTGATGCTAAACGCTTGCTAGGTAGTATGTATAGTGAGGCTGACTATCCAACAGTTGATGAGATTAAGGCTAAGTTCAAGATGGACATGGCAATATTCCCTGTACCTGCAACAGACTTCCGTGTGCAGATTGCAAGTGATGAACTGTCACGTATCCAACAAGATGTTGAGGCACGTGTTAAGACAGCACAAGCTACAGCTATGAACGAAGCATGGAATAGACTGTATGAACGTGTTAAGAACATGGCTGAGAAGCTCGCTGACCCTAGTGCTATCTTCCGTGATAGCTTGGTAGAAAATACCCGTGAGTTATGTGCACTGTTGCCACGACTGAACTTTGCTGATGACCCACACTTGGAACAGATGCGACAACAAGTTGAAGCTAAGTTGTTTAAACATCCTGAGGCATTGAGAAATGACCCAGACTTGCGCCGTGATACTGCTGATGAAGCTAAGGCTATCATGGATAAAATGAAATCGTTTATGGGAGTAGCGTAATGGAATTGAATTGGGATTTTATTGCTGGTTACATTACTGGCATGATTTGTTATTGGTTATTATGGAGGATTAAATAATGCAACTCGCACCACAAGAAGAAATTAAAATGATGACACCTGATGAGGAAGCCAAGCTAATACGTAGCATGGCTAAGGCACGTACCTCACTGGTACTTGAACACGCTTTCATTGGTAACATTGCGCTTAACCTACCAGTTAAGTTGGACTATACCATTAAGACAGCGGCAACTAATGGGCATGAGATACGATACAACCCATGGTTTATGGCTGACAAGACTGATGAGGAACGTAAGTTTGTGATTGCACATGAGTGCTTCCATCCTATGCTTGAACATCCAACACGTATACGAGGGCGCAACCATCGTAAGTTTAACCAAGCAGGTGACTACGTAATCAATCAGCTACTGAGTGATGAGAACATTGGTAAGATGCCTCAAGGTGGCTTGCTTAACAAAGCAATCTATGATGCAGGTGGTGGTACAACAGACGGTATCTACAACATCTTGCCTGATAATGATGAGGGTAATGACCCAATGGATGACTGTGAAGATAGTGGTGGTACACCTGCCGACCAAGCACAACAACAAGCTGAATGGAAAGTACGTGTAGCACAAGCAGCTCAAGCTGCTAAGATGATGGGTCAGTTGTCAGCTAACATGGCACGACTGGTTGAGTCTGTGCTTGCACCTAAGGTAGATTGGCGTGATGTGTTGCGTAGATTTATATCCAAAGCACGTAATGATGAGCGTTCATTTGCTAGGTTCAATAGACGTTTCGTATCACAAGGATTGTACTTGCCCAGTGTGAGTGGTGAAGCAATGGGTGAGATACTGTTTGCCGTAGACTGCTCAGGTTCTATTGACCAAGATACTATCAATCAGTTTGCCGCTGAAGTACAGTCAAGCAAAGATGAATGTAACCCACTAGCAATTCATGTAGTGTACTTTGATAGCGAGGTATCACACTACGATAAGTTTACCCGTGATGAAGATGTAGTAATTTCACCACATGGTGGTGGCGGTACAGCTTTCAGTCCTATCTTCAAGTACATAACTGACAACAACATTGAGCCAGTAGCCTGTATCGTACTGACAGACTTGTGTTGTAATGATTTTGGTGATGAGCCTGACTACCCAGTACTATGGGTATCTAACCATTCAGACCAAGCCCCATGGGGTGAAGTCGTAATGATGTAAAGGAGAACGTATGAATAGTTATGATGTAGCGGCAATAGTTATTACTGGATACCTTGTACTTTTGTGGAAATTGTATGAGGTATCAGAGAAGCATAGGAAATTTAGGATTTGTGTGTCTCGACTTCTAACTGATATAGCAACTAAACATGCGGAGGTAACACTTGATGGCAACAGCGTTAGCATTAGTAAGCGAAGCTCTGATAGAAAAATACAGAGAATGTAATGTAGATTATTGTGATTGGTATGATGATGTGTACCAAGCATTTATTGAGGATATGAAAGCCATTGGGGTGCGTGTTGATAACATATACTTCAGTGGCTTTTGGTCTCAAGGTGATGGTGCTTGCTTTGAGGGTAGAGTTGAGGACAGCGAAACATTCCTCAATAACTTTCAGGGTTATCCCATGATGAATAATCTTGTACGTAATGGTGGCTCTATAAGTTTAAAGATAGAACACAGAGGGCACTACTACCATTCAAATAGTATTTGTTGGGAGTATGAGGTTGAACCATTTTGGCAGGTGGTATCAGCACCAACAGAGTTTCATGAAAATATAATCCGCATAATGGATGAGGAACTAGACAAGGAAGTTGGTAAGTTTGAAGCAGAAGCTATTGAGTTTTTAAAAGATAGTATGGGCGAACTATATAGCAGACTTAGTGATACCTATGACTACTTAGTTAGTAATGAAGCAGTAGCAGAAACAATAGTAGCCAATGACTGGCACATTAACAACGATGACAATGAGGAGTAATACAGATGGCAACAGTAAAATTCCGTAAAGAATTACAGAACAACATAATATCTATCGCTAGAAATATATTTCTAGTCAAGAAAGATAGATTAAATTTAGCGGTAAAGAATGAATGGTTCGATACCATTTACAATCGAGCGTATGCACAGTACATGCCACACATGAACGCATTACCTAATGAGTTCTTTGATATGCGAAGTGAAATATTGGTGACTAAGTTCGGTACATCTGATGTATCACTCAGGTTTAAACTGGCACGTGACTACAAATTCCCACGACAAAACCCACAAAACTTACTTATCAGTCAAAATTCATGGCGCAGTGAGCTATCGATAACTGATGACAACCAATGGGGTGATGTAGCTAGTGAAATCTATGGTCATATAGCAAAAGTAAGACAGATAGATAATGAATGTGAGGACTTTGTAAAAGCAGTTGAGAAGATTATTAATACGTATCCTACCCTTGCACCTGCACTAAAAGCATGGCCTCCATTGTGGGACTTGCTACCTGAGGCTACCCAAGCAAGACACAAGCTAGTTACTGAGCGTGTTAAGAATGAAGTTGTTATGGACATGGACTTGACTAAGCTGACAACTATTGTAGTCATGCACAAGCTAACTAAGTAGTCATGAAAACTTATATACACGTGAACCAACACGTAATCAAAGCTAACAGTAAGAACAATACAAGCGAACCTGTTCTTACTGTTAAGACATATAAGTCTAACACCTATGCACACGAGGTGCTTATCAAAGGTAGCTCTAAGATTGTATACAGTCCTGATAAACCCTTGTCATGTGGTGCTAAAGTCTGGCTTGAGACTGAAGCAGAAGTTGAGATAGTTAAATAACATAAAGGATATGAAATGATTAAGTCATACAGCGAAGCACTAACAGCATTTAACACAGCACGTTGGCCTGATAAGGGTAAGCCTATTACTAACTGGGCACGTATGTATAAACACTCAGATGATTCTCTTGTGGTAAATGTATATGGTATAGAAATGTTTGTATTCAGACCTGACAACACGTTGGAGATTGTTTGTAATGGGCATGAAGCTAGGTCTCATGCGGTTACATTAGCGCAAGCTTTGCACAGACACCTACCATTTCACTGGACACGTAGGTCGACAGGGGTGTATGAGGTACGGCTAATAGATGAGAATACATTTAGTGGATACTGGAAAGACATATCAGAAAAGCTAGATGCTAGTCCGAAGTATGAGATATATAAAGGTATAAAGTTTGACCTTAACACTAACACTTGTATGAACCCAAGGGTATCAGAGATTAGTACTGTTGTACCAGAGAAGCGTAAGATATGGTTACGTAAAATCAAAGCCTATAACAAAGCACTACAAGTACGTGCTAGGATAGGTGTATGCAATACTGTAGTTGAGCAAATACAAAGAGAACGAAGAGGTGCAGGTAGATGGGAACAACCTGACTGGGGTTCAGAAGAATGGATGTCTATATGGGTTAATGCTATTGATACTGGTAACATACCCGTAGTACTACTTAAAGGTATTGCACAATCAGAAAGGTATGGATGGCTAAATTCAACTACGCCACAACTTGTTGCACAGTTACTAAAAACAGCCAAAAATTTACAGAGTACTTACAGTCGTGAATTACGTAGACGCTTTGGAGTATTTGGATGATAGATTATGATACTGTAATACGTATACGCAGTAAGTTATCCGCAGGACAACGCCCTAAAGTAGTTGCTATTGATGAGGGCGTTAGTCTTTGGATAGTATATCGTATAAAAAATAATCAGTCGTACAAGACAGAACATGTGTTAGAGCGTGAGCTTCGTAGATTGAAAGGTCAACTTGGTAGATTGAAAGGATTGTATATGAGTGCAAGTGATGAATGGAATGAAAAACGTATGGACATAGTAGGCACTAATGGTAATGATGGGTTAGGGTATGGATGGTGCAAGCATGATGGTAGCCATACATGCCCAGTAGCTGATGACGAAATGGTAACTATCGAGACGTGGACATTAGTTAATCCAATAAAGAAAGCCGTTGATGTTGACTGGTCGTACGTAAAATTTTATAAGGTCGAGGTCTAGCATGGACTTCAGCATCATAGTACAACAACTTATGGTTGTTGCAGAACTAAACGAAAAGGAACGTGAGGAGAAACGTATAGCATTAGAGAACCAACGTAAGAAAAACAAATACATTAAGAAAGCTGATAGACCTACTGTTGAAGATAAGGATGATTGTGATGAGTGACGAAGCAGATTTAACCCAAGATAGGCTTGACATAGAAGCCGAAGTAAGGCGTAAGTTTAGAGGTGCGCCTAAGCGTGAGGTTGAACCAATAGGTATGTGCTTGAATTGTCAAGAGCCTTTTGTTGATGATGATGGTAATGAATTGGTAGCAGGTGGTAAAGATAAACGGTGGTGCAATGAGCACTGTACTAAAGATTGGACTGATAGAAGACAAAGGAGTATGCAATGAGTAAAGCTAAAGACCAACAAGTTGGTGGTTCTCACTACCATGATTTGGGTATACAACCATGGACTGCAATGGAATCGTGGTCTACATTGGAAGAACTACGTGGTTACCACAAGAATACAGCAATAGGATACTTGGCACGTGAGCGTATGAAGGGGGGTGATGAGGATATACGTAAGGCGCATCATCATCTTACTAGACTGGTTGAAATATTAGATGAACTTCAAGCTGAGTTAGATGCAAGAGAAGAAGTTCTATGGGCATAGTTACGATTGACTTTGAAACTTACTATGACAAAGACTATTCCCTAAAAAAGATGACGACTGAGGCGTACATACGTGACCCTCGCTTTGAAGTTATTGGTGTTGGTATTAAGATTGATGATGGGCAGACCGATTGGTACAGCGGTGATAGAGTAGGGCAGTTCTTAAATTCTATTGACTATACTGACAAGGCTATCTTGTGTCATCACACAGCTTTTGATGGTGCTATTCTATCGTGGCACTACAATATTAAACCGAAGCTATGGTTGGATACACTATCAATGGCACGACCCAAGCACTCATTAACAGTGGGTGGTAGCTTGGCGGCACTGGCTACGCACTACAAACTAAATGCCAAAGGTACTGAAGTAGAGAACGCACTTGGTAAACGCAGGGCAGACTTCGACCTCGCATCTTTAAATAGGTACGCAGAGTATTGCTGTAATGATGTGGATATTACATACGCATTGTTCAACAAGTTGAAGGTTGATTTTCCTGTATCAGAATTATTAATCATAGACCGCACACTACGTATGTATACTGAGCCTCGTATCGTGTTGGATGAAGGACTACTTAGCACCCACCTTGCAAATGTTATAGCTCGTAAGGAAGCGTTGCTTGATAGTATCCATGTAGGCAAAGACGAACTCATGTCCAACAACAAGTTTGCAGCTGTGTTACGTTCACTTGGTGTTGAGCCACCAATGAAAACATCTTTACGTACAGGTAAAGAAACCTATGCGTTTGGTAAAACAGATAAAGGTATGGAAGAACTACAAGACCACCCTGATGAGAAAGTACAATCGGTGGTTGCTGCTCGCTTGGGGGTTAAGTCTACGCTTGAGGAAACCAGAACACAGTCCTTGATTGGTGTATCTAAGCGAGGTAAGTTACCTATCTTACTTAATTACTATGGCGCACACACTGGTAGATTTAGTGGTGGTGATGGCATGAACCTACAGAACCTACCTAGTAGGGGGGATAACACTATCCGCAGGGCGATACGAGCAGAGGAAGGACACGTACTAATATCATGTGACTCGTCACAGATTGAGGCTCGGACAGTTGCTTGGTTGGCTGGACAGAATGATTTAGTACAGGCATTTGCGGAAGGTCGTGATGTATACTCTGAGTTTGCCAGTGAAGTATATGGTAGGAAGATTACTAAGTCCGATAAGGTAGAACGATTTGTAGGTAAGACTTGTATCTTAGGATTGGGTTATGGCATGGGGGCTGAGAAATTCAGACGCACCTTAGAGATTGGGCAGGCAGGCGTGAATGTTATTGTAACGCTTGAGGAAGCACAGCGTATAGTGCAGCTATACAGGACTAAGAACCATAAGATTGTATCGTTATGGGCATTGATGAACCATGCTATTAAGTGTATTGCAAACAGACAGAGTGGATTGATAGCTAAGAACGTAAGCTATGATGAGGAAGGTATACGATTACCTAATGGTTTTTATATACGATACCCTGCGCTAAGATTAAATAATGAGAACAGCTTTGTGTACATTGCAGACCCTAGGCAGTATCGTAAGATGTTAAAGGAACGTGTACTAAATGGTGTAGCAGACGACACGATTAGCTGGACAAAAATCTACGGTGGTAAAGCAACAGAGAACGTAGTGCAAGCGTTAGCTAGGATTGTAGTAGGTGAGCAGATGATAGTTGTAGGACAGAAGTACCCAGTCTTATTCCAAGTACATGACGAGCTAATCATTTCAGCTCCTGCTGCTGATGCGGATAACGCACAACAATATGTTGAGAAGTGTATGTCTATGTGCCCAAAATGGGCACCTGATTTACCTGTCGCTTGTGAAAGCGGTATGGCTGATAACTATGGGGATACATAAAGTTTGTCTGTAATAAATGGTTTATTTTTACATGCAAAACTATTCTTTTAGTATAGATGCAAGACAAAAAATAAACTATTAGGTGTACACTAGCAGCTTAAATAAACAGGACACGAATTAACACTTCGTGAATACAATATATGAAACTATCACACTCGTATTCAAGCATCAAGTTGTTTGAGAATTGCCCGTATAGATACATGAGACAGCGCATAGTCAAGGACATAGTGGATACTGGTGGTGAAGCCAGTATGAATGGTGAACGTATCCACAAGTTCTTAGAAGATAGGCTGAAAGAAAACACGGAGTTACCACAAGAAGTTTCACATTACGAACCATTGTGCAAGGCGGTCGAACAGATTGCCAGCACAGGAGAGCTACATATAGAGAAAGAATTAGTTCTAAATCCAGACTTACATCCGACTGGGTGGTGGGATGATGATGCTTGGTTTAGAAGTAAGCTAGATATTCTAGTTGTCAATGGTGCTGATGCTGTGGTTATGGATTGGAAAACTGGTAAGCGTAAGCCAGACTTCTTTCAGATGCAGATATTTGCAGTTCAAGTATTCAAACATTTCCCTGATGTAGTACGAGTAAAGACTTCACTGGTGTGGCTGAAAGATAACAAGATGGATACGGAAACGTATAGCAGAACACAAGCCAATGAACTATGGACTGAAATTATTACACGTGTAAACCGAATAGAGAAAGCTTTAGAGCATGATGTATGGCCTGCTAGACCTAGTGGACTATGCCGATACTGCCCAGCTAGACATGATTGTGATTTTGCTAAACTTTAGAGTTGACACGGATGTAACCGGAGAGTATTATGAGCAATACGCCTGAAGGTAAGGTAAAGAAAAAAGTAGTAGAGTTGTTTAAGAAGTACCAAGTGTGGTACTTCATGCCAGCTAACAATGGCTTTGGTAAATCTGGTATACCAGACTTGATTGCTATAGTTAGGGGCAGGTTTGTAGGTGTTGAATGTAAGGCAGATAAAACTAAAAAGCCTACTGAACTACAGACTATACGGGGTAAAGAGATTCAAGATGCTGGCGGTGCGTGGATGGTTGTATACGATAACGATACACTAGCAGTTCTTGAAAAACTAATAACATATTGAGGTGACACATGCTAGTAATCGAGAAGGCAAGAACACTTGCCCTTAAACTTAATCACCCTGCGAGGGTGCTTGAGAGTATACCAACGGCTAAGATTATTAAGGTCAGAGGTATTGAGCTAGTCACTGTACCTCATGAGATGGATGAAGTTAAAGTCCTGAACAATCTTGGTATCAAAGCACCATCACCAATACTATACTACTACGATTGGCCCGGAACATACAAGCCATACGACCACCAGAAACAGACAGCGGCTTTCCTGACAACAAACTTTAAAGGTTTAGTTCTTAATGAGATTGGTACAGGTAAAACGCAGTCGGCATTGTGGGCAGCTGACTATCTACTACGTACAAAGCAGATTAAAAAAGTATTGATACTCTCACCACTATCTACATTAGAACGAGTATGGGGGGATGCAGTATTCAAAGGCTTTCCTAATCGTAAGTTTGTTGTACTGCATGGTACTGCGGCACGTAGGATAAAGTTGTTACAGACTGATGTTGATTTTTATATTATTAACCATGATGGATTTAATATTGTTTCTGATGAAGCAAAGGGTATGTTTGATTTAGTTATTGTGGATGAAGCAGCAGTGTTACGTAACGCATCTACACAAAGGTTTAAAGTATTCCGTAAGTTCATGGACCAGAATCCAGCAGCACGTTTGTGGTTGATGACTGGGACACCAACACCTAATGACCCGACTGATGCTTGGGCATTGGCAAGGTTAGTTAATAGCCCACATTGTACTAGAACATTCACATCATTCAGAGAACAGGTGATGATGAAGATAGGACAGTGGAAGTTTGTACCACGCCCAGAAGCTGTAGACATTGTCAAACATATTTTACAGCCATCAGTGAGGTACACACGAGATGAATGTTTTGACTTGCCCGACACTGTGATACAGACACGGCAGGTTGCTATGACAACAGAGCAGAAGAAACACTATGCTCAAATGCTAAAACATTTTTCTACTGAACTTGCAGCGGGGGCTATCACTGCCGCTAATGAAGCAGTCAAAGTACAGAAGCTAATACAGATTGCTTGTGGCGTGGTGTATGGTGATGAGGGTGAGAACATTGAGTTGGATTGCACACCAAGAGTTAACTTAGTTAAGGAGGTAATAGAAGAAGCAGGTGAAAAAGTAATTGTATTTGTACCATTGACAGGTACTTTGCATATGTTAGAGCGTGAGTTGTCGAAGCATTGGTCAGTTAGTGTTGTGAATGGTGAGGTATCTGCGAACAAACGCAATGAGATATTTCAGAACTTTCAACATGAGAAAGACCCACGAGTTCTAATAGCCCACCCGGGCACAATGGCTCATGGCCTAACCCTTACCAGTGCATCAACAATAATCTGGTATGGTCCTGTAACAAGTAACGAGCAGTATGTTCAGGCAAATGGTCGCATTGAGCGAATAGGTAAGAAGCATGTATCAAATGTAATCCACATTGAGTCGACAGAACTAGAGTACAAGATGTATGAGCGGCTCAAGAACAAACAGAAATTACAGGGACTGCTTCTTGATGTAATTCAATCGGAATCAAATAGGTGACACTATGACACAACTATCGGTAGATGTAGTAGTAGCTACGTATATGAAGCTACGAGCTAAGAAGGATGCCATCGAAGCAAAAGTTAAAGCTGAGGTGGATGAAGTAAAGACACAGATGGAAAAGATTGAGGCTTGGATTAAAGAACAAGCTGATGCACAAGGCGTTACCTCGTTTAAAACTAATCATGGTACAGCGTTCTTAACCACGGTGGACTATGCCAATGTTGCAGACTGGGATGCAGTACTCAAATATATTCGTGATAACGAAGCATACGATATGCTCGAGAAGCGTATAAGTAAGGTTGCCGTTCGTGGATATATAGAGAACTCAAAGACTGTACCGCCGGGGGTTAACTATGGTACTAAGCTAGAAGTTAACATTCGTAAACCCACAAAGAAAGTTGAGGAGTAGAATGATACGTTCGTACATTAAACGGGTTGTGCGTGAGATTATGCAGACGCCAATGACTGCTAACTTCACAGGGGGGCCAGACCTACATGACGCAATATATAGCTCGGCACCAAGCCACAGCATATATCAGATTGCTAATGGGTTTGTAGTAATAAAGCGTAATGAAATGCCTGTGTACTGTAAGACAGGTGAGGATATAACAGAAGCAATAATTACAGGAGCAGTAAAAGAAAAGATGAACATCACAGCTATAAGTAGCAGTGACCAAATCAAAGCAGGAATTCAACGGGTAACCAGAACTTATTAACAACGGAGTATATTATGAGTACAAATTTAACATTAGCAAACATTCAAATCCCAGCACACGTAGCAGCACGTATTGGGGCAACAACAGCATTAAGTACAGCCCTATCTAGTGGCTTGTCAAGTGGTGAAAGCCATGCTCGCATCTCTATCAAGGGTAGTCGCTTCCGTATTGTAGAAGATGGTGTAGAAACTGTATTAGATTCTATGTCATTGGATGTAGTAATCGTAGGTGCTAACCCTAACATTACCAAGACTTGGTATGCTAAACAGTGGACACCAGACGCAGAGCCTTCAGGACCTGACTGCTTCTCACATAATGGTAAGACACCAGACGCACAAGCTACCAATCCACAGAATGATTTGTGTGCTTCATGTCCACAAAATGCTTGGGGTTCACGTGTTACTCCACAAGGTAAAGAAATCAAGGCATGTTCAGACCAGAAGACTCTGGCTATTGTAGCGGCTGATGACCCAGAAGGTTCTATCTACCAGTTGCAAGTTACACCAGCAGCACTACAAGGATTGAGCAAGTTCCATAAAGAACTTTCAGTACGTGGTATCCCACCAGAAATTGTACGCACTAAGATTTCATTTGATACCAATGCTTCATTCCCAAAACTAATGTTTAGCTTCAATGGTTTCTTAGATGAGGATACACAAGCAGCAGTTGATAAGCTATTCGGTTCTAATGAAGTTAAAGAAATTACTGGCGAAGCACGTGGTAGTGCACCAGCAGTTCATATCCCAGCACCAGTTGCTAAACCAAGTGTATCAGTAGCAGCCCCAGTAGTAGAACCAGCACCAGTGACTAAAGGTTTCGGTAACAAACCAGCTGCTGCCCCAGCTGTACAAAAAGCACCAGTAGAGAAAGAAGTGGTAGCTGCCCCAGCTGAAGTTCCATCTGCATCTACATTGGCTGACGAGATTGCTGCATTAGTCGGTTCGGTAGGTGCTGATGATGCTTAATGCCATCGACTTTTCTAAAGTAGAGGCACTTCGTAAACACATGATGCTTCGCCGACAGGATATGTCGGAGTTGCTGGGTGTGACAAGGATGACATACTACCGATGGATTCAGGGCAGAGTACCTGAGGATAAGTATGTAGGAAAAATTAAACTTGTTTTAAAAAATCTTTTAGCTATCATGGTAGAAGATAAGTGGCCGACACCAGATGTTATAATTCTGGACACGGAAACTAGACGAGCCAAATTAGACGAAGTGCTAAAGCGGTTTAACTGATGGAGTGAGGGGCTTATGCCCCTCATATTGATACGGGGAATATATGAACACGCTGGATTTTTTTCGGCGAGTACTCCCATCTGAGGGGCTATTGTGTGTAGCCAGCTTTACGAAAGACCATCCTGCACCTAAGCATGGATTCTTTACCTCAGTGGATGAACTTGCAAAGGTAGCCCTTGCACTAGATGCTAGGGGAAACACAACATACTATGCTATAGCTGCATATAATGACAAGAAGCGGAAGCAAGAGTTCGTTAGTAGCATCCGAGTGATTGCTCTGGATATAGATTGTGGTGAGAATAAACCGTATCTATCGTACAAAGAAGGACTTATTGCACTAGGTAAATTCGTATCTGACTTCGGTATGCCGAAGCCTATGGTCGTCTTTTCTGGTGGCGGTCTGCATGTGTACTGGATATTAGATGAAGCAGTAGACTACGATACGTGGAAGCCTCTAGCAGAAGCAGTGAAGGCACTAGCTTTGAACAATGGTTTTATGATTGACCCTGCTGTGACAGGGGATGCAGCACGTATCTTACGACCTATTGGTACTACGAATAACAAGAACGGTAACATTGTTAAACTGTTAGTGGATGCACCAGATGTACCACTCGACTACTTGCGTTCTATACTTGAGAAGCATACAGTTATTCCTAAGGCTCACGCGGTGAGCCAGCGCACAACATCCAGCAGCTCGTTGTTGGATGCTTTGGCAGTTAAGGTGGAGTTTAATCCATCACGCCCAGATAAAATCTATACATCCTGTGCTCAAGTGCATTATGCCGTAGACAACCGAGCAGATAGTACACTTGTACAAGAGCCATTGTGGTATGCCTTGATGGGTATTGCTGCGTTCTGTGAGAACCCAGAACAAGTTGCTATATCTTGGAGCGAAGGACACCCAAGTTTTGATGCACAAGCTACGACAGAAAAGATTATCCAATGGAAGGATAAGGTATCAGGACCTACAACATGTAAGCGATTCTCAGAACTTAATACAGGATTATGTAAGGGCTGTAAGTTTAAGGATAAGATTACCAGTCCAGCAATACTAGGTGTTTCCTATGTCGAAGCGGAGTCTGAAGCTGCGAAGTTCGACCCCATTGTATCTGATGTACCTATGCCACGGATGTTCAAGCGTACTACGGCAGGAAGTATAGTAGTTAAGATTGATGATAATGAAATACCAGTATGCTCATTTGATATATACCCAGTTGGTTATGGTAAGGATGAGAGTTTAGGGTATGAAGTTGTACGATATATGTGGAACAGAGCGCACGTAGGATGGACTGAGTTAGTATTAAGACAAGCCCATCTTGTTGATAACAGTAGTGAGTTTGGCACTACGATTGCAGACCAAGGTATCGTGCTTGAGTCAGCATCTAAGACAAAGAATTTTCAAATGTTATTACGTTCATACATGGAAGAATTAAAACAGAGGCGTGGTCTTACTAACCTGTATTCGTCTATGGGTTGGAAGGATGGATACAATCAGTTTATTATTGGTAACACATTACTTCGCCGCCTACCTGATGGTACTGTATCCAAAGAGTCAGTTAACCTAGCATCATCAATAGCTAAAGTTGGTGACCAGATGTACGGTACAGCAGGTTCACGTGACGAGTGGGTTAAGTTCACCAAGGTTTTAGAAACTGCTAAGATGATACCCCACAAGTTCTTGTTGGGCTTTAGTTTTGCTACACCATTACTTAAGATGACAGGTATTAAAGGTCTAACACTATCTATCTACGGTGAAACTGGTGCAGGTAAAACACTTGGACAGTTGATGATGCAGTCAGTGTGGGGCAACCCAGACCAGTTACACTTCGGTGGTAAGTTTACACAGAACAGTATGTTTGCAAGACTATCTACTCATGGCAATCTACCCATGACGATTGATGAAACTACAATGATGGATGCCGATGAGATAGGTGACATGTTGTACTGGGTAACGCAGGGTAAGGATAAAGGTAGGTTGGGTAGAGCGGCTGAAGAAAAAGCAGCTCGAGAGTTCCAGACTACAGCTACATTATCCACAAACAAATCTATACAGAGTATGCTTTACGCTGGTGGTAGTGCCTCAGATGCACAGCTTGCTCGACTACTTGAGTTCTTCATGCCAGTGCATCCACTATTGAGTAAGGGTACAGCAGTTGGGCGTCAGATGTATATGTTCCTAATGCACAACTACGGTTGGGCTGGTGTTGAGTTCATCCAGAAAGTAATGGAACTGGGTGAGGACAGAGTTAAAGCTATGGTTCAACATGCTATCGCTGAGTTCCCTACTAGATATGGTGCTGTGTTCTCAGGTAACGAACGGTTCTGGGAAGTTGGCGTAGTGCTAGCAGACTTAGGTAATAGGCTAGCTAAAGACTTTGGACTTGTTCAATACGAAGTTGAGGATGCAACCGAGTGGGCACTGGAAGAATTAGTAGGCATTAAGAAAAACGCATTAGCCAATCGTGTGGATTCATTCGACCTGATAGGTGAGTTTATAAATGAGCATATGGATGCGGCTCTAATAGTTATGCACACTGATGGTCAGAAGCCTATGAAGGATAGCACAAGACCGTACATTGCAGAGATTACAGTACGCTATGACTTGTTCCGCAAGACGTTTGATAGTAAGTTTACCAGTGGTACTGTGATGATTGAGCGTACTAAACTTAGACGTTGGTTAGCTAAACGTGGTATAGACTACAAAGGATTTCTTAATGAGTTTGAAGCTGAAAATATTATGGCAACTCCGAAATCTCAGAAGGCTTACTTCGGTAAAGATGTTGGTATTAAGATACCACAGTGTTATGTTATAGGCGTAAACCTAAACCACCCACGACTACAAGGTATCTTAGATGATGCCGAGCAATCAGTAGGCGATTTAAGTTTAGGTCACATGCGAGCAGTTAGTTAGCGAACTTCAAACCCATACAGAGCAGCAAGTTCTTCGGCCTCTTGTCTACCTGACCTAGCAGATGACTTGAGTGCCCTAGCTGCTAGTGGTTTCGCAGCTTCTCTGTATGCTTTAGATACACCACCGGTAAAGTTTCTAATCTCAAGACGAGTACCTTTAACATCGGTGTTCCAGTCACGAACATATTCTTGTACGCTCGCAAGTCTATCGTTGTCACCATTTAATCTGGCTGCTACTGCTTCGCGGATAGCTTCACTTCTAATCATCTGACCGTATCTTTCTTCTTGGTCATCAGCCATCATCCAATCCATTTGTACCTGTGCACGACTTGGGTAGAAGCCTATTGCCTTACCTAGAATCTCCCATGCCGCAGCATCTTGGGACACCACATAGCCTTTGCTATCTAGGATTGCACCTGTACTAGCGTACTTCCACGCTTCAGAGGCGTTCTTCAATGCTCTAACTGGTGCATCTGTAAGTATCTTGCTGAGTGGTTGCCTACCTGTAATCACTGCTGGTACAGTACCAGATGCCCAGTCAAACACACCAAGCATAAATGATGTAGGTGCACCCGCTAAGTTCTCGACTTCACGTAGCTTCTCTTGTGCAGAAGCAGATGGTTTAAACAATGCAGTTCCCGGAACTATATCACCCAGACCTAAGTGGTTTGAGAATGACCAGCCAGTGGTTGCATCCAGTAGACCACGCATCATGACTGGGGTAAGCGCGGCACCTAACTCTGGACCAAGCGCATCTCGTGTAAGTCTAGTAAACTCTTTCTCTACTGAGGCAAACTGTAATCCTAAGCGTTGCATCAACCCATCAATCATATCAAGTATGTCATCAGCACCCGGCAGACCACGTAAACCAGACAGTAGTATCAGAGACCCAAGCATAATGATTTGCCCTTTACGGTCCATGTTCTTGAATAGTTGCAACATGATAATTGGATACTGCTTGTACATATAGACAAATGACATTAGACCACCACGGAAGAACGCTGGGCGGTTGTATTGTGAGTAGTCACCTTGCGTAGCATCAAGAGCTTTATCTGCTGCGTTACGTGCATTTATGTCAGCCTCTTCAATATCTTTACCAGCAGCAATCTGACGTTCATACTCACCACGGTATGCAGCCAGTACGGTAACACGGCGGTTAAACTGTTCCGAGTAACTGAATGGGAACATCCATGTCTGAACAAACTTCTGGAAGGTTGGGTTACCCATAAGGCTTTTACGCCCACGGACTGTGCCAGTCAGTGCATTAAACTGTGCTGCATCAAGGCGTTGTTCTTCGGTTAAATCTTTTAGGAATCGTAACTCGTTGGCTGTAAGACCGTCTTTACTTTCATTGGCTCCAGTACGTGCGAGTTCTGCAAGTTGTGCATCTAAGAAATCTATACTGATGTACTTCGGATTAGCCGCAGATACTGCGAACTTGGTAAGTAAAGCACCAGCACGACCAGCACCAAGACCAAGACCGAAGTTATTCTCAGGGTTGTATCCAGATAGATACGCCCATGAGTTGGTTGGTAGTGATAGCATCTGAGTAATACCAGTGGCAATAGAACCACCGAGTTGTGATACCGCTGCCCAAGTACGTGCGCTCAGTGAGAACTGATTGTTGTTCCAGAAGTCATCAGCAAACACAACATCACCAGTAGAGTCTTGCCAATCTAGCTGTGACTTAGCACGTTCTTTATAGAAGTTGGCACGTAATACGTTAGTGTCACCGACCTTCTCATTGGCTTTACCGAAGTAGTATTTCTCTTGGTAGTACTCACGTGCAGCTAGTTCTTTAGCTGGGCCTGTAGCAGCTTCCCATTTTGCTTTGAGTTCTGCCAGTTTGTCACGGTCACCAAACCAGTTACGGTTATTTTCTAGTACACCATCGAATTGATGGCGGAATGTTTTGTTAGCTGCAACATAAGCCTGCTGCTCAAGGAACGCAGATGAACTACGTACAACATCTTTATCCCAACCCGGTACACCACCACGCTGTAAGTTTGAACGTGCTCTTGAGTTCTGTGCAGTTACTTTCTTAATCAGAATCTCACGGTCAGCCACTGGCATCTGCACACCCAAACGACTTAGAGCATACATAACATCATCATAGTGCATGATGTCTACGAGTGCAGGGGTAGTTTCCACATCACTGACAAGTGCTTTCAAGTACACTGGAGATACACGGTTGTTGGCATCACGCATAGAGTACTGACCTGTAAGTAGCCCGTTTAATTCTTCTGCGTATCCAATGGACTCGTCTTTTTTCTCAGTCATGAATAGTGGTAGTGAGTCTTGCTGACCTTGATGTAGCTTGACTGGTTCCTCATTACCATTCGAGTCGATGGTGTATGCTTGCACACGAACTTGGAATTTACCTCGGCGAGATAGGGGGGCATAGCCACCAGCAATACTTCGTTTGGCATACAGGGAGTCATCGTTTAATGAGATAGTAAACGTGCTACGTTCTTCCATAGAGTATGCCAAGTCCCAGATGGATGACTTACTAGCAGGGTCTTCAGTAGGGTTTATCTTGACACGTAATTTTCTACGCATACTATTAACCAGTGCTTTGACTTCGTCAGGCGTGTAGTTCGGCAATGTAGATGCAAAATCATTAAGCGCATTGTCGTTATAAAATGAACGAGCGAAACGTTTCTCAACAAAATCTACGGCATCAGCTTGAGACACCTCATTAATTTTGAATCGGTTGTTCTCGTATGATGAATCTTTCAAAGCAATACGGTCATACTCATCCGACACAGCAGTAACTAGGCGGCGTTCAGCTTCCGTTAGGGATTTAGTAAATGCTCGGTCAATACCACGATTAAGTATACTTTCTTGCTCGTACATAGCACCAGCATATTTAGCAGTGAGCACATCCATCTGGCTCTCATTGATAGCTTCACGGAACTGCAAGTACATTTTGTACTGGATGCTGTCCTTGGTCATATCTTTAGTCCATGCGTACTCTGCCATGTCTTTAGTGTTAACGTAGTTAGGGGCGTTATATGTAGGACTATCAATCTGAGTTTTATAGTTCGCCTTAGTACTACGGAGCATAGCATCAAACTTATCTTCGGCTTTATTGTATGTATCTTGTAGTGATGTTTTTATTTTTGTATCAGTAGTATCAGCAATCTTACGTTGGATACGTTCGAGGTCACGCTTCTTACGGGCTTCTATCAAAGCAACTTCTTGGTCACGGTCAGTTTCTAATTTTGTCTTATGTTCTGGTGTCATAGGCTTCTCTGTAAAGCCTAGCTGTACATCGAAACCTTTTTTGAAATCTTCGACAGTCATAGTACCTGCCTTGGATAGCGACTCAAACGCATCTGAGTTTATAATAATCTGCCCTAGGTCTGTAGAGTATGCAATCGGTGCTTCAAATCTATCTTGAAGTTGTGAGTCTGTGAACTGGTTGGCTTTAGCTAAAGAACCAAGGGCTAGTAACTGTCCAGCCTGTTGTGATTCCAATGGCTCAGGTCCTGTACCGAACATCATGAACTTAGCTTCGTGTGCAAGCTGTGTAAGTTTTGCATATTTGGTTTTTAGTTTCTGTTGCATCTCACCTTTACGCTGAGTAAGACCAAATATAAGTGCCGAACCTTTACTATCACGAGCCATATCATCTTGAGTGCGTAGTAACCCAAAGAAATTCTTCATAGTATCTTTGGTATTTATTTTTGTGCCATCATATTTACGGCGCAAGTCAGCAGTTTTTGTATCGCTATTGTTTAACCAGTTTAAAATACCTTCTAAACCACCTGTCGAAGTTACGTTTTGGTTCATGGCGTTCATGGCTGCTGTTTGCTGGCCCTGTGGCGCGAGTTGGGCAAACCTTAATACCTCAACATCAGACCGCTCGAGTTCTCGCATTGTAGCCGCTTCCTGCAAGAGAGTTTTTACGTTGACCTCACTGCGACCCACACCTTGACGCACATACTTGCGTGATAGACTGACTAAGTACCTTGCTGCGTCATCATTAAACTTAAATCCTAGTTTGTTCAGTTGGTTTTTCATCCATGTCCAGAATCTCATCATGGTAGATGAGTCGATAGCAGCTGCTCGGTCAGATAGAACTTCTTCTACTGCTTCTAGGAATGGAATATTTTGAGCTTCAGATAAAATTGTAGCTGCGTTGTTAACTTGTATGTCTGAGTCTGCGATTGTCTGTAAGATTTTGTTCAGCTCTGTGTCACTGAATAGACCACGGAAACCTACGTGACCCAGAATCTCATGAGCCATTACAAAGTTAGCGTGTTGCTCACCGTTAATATTGTCAGCGAATAAGACGACAGTGTTACCCCATGCCATACCAGCAGCGTTAACTGCTTCAAAGTCACCAGCCTGACGCGCAGCAGCAGCTTCTCTAAACAACTTGGGATTTGTTCTACGCATATCTTCCAGATTCTGGAACACATGTAACTTTGGTTTACGTGATAGCTTGGATATAAACTTGTTAGCTAACAAGCGTAGTGCCCCTGCCTTCATCGGCTGACTTGGTTTCTCATCAGCACGGTAGTAGTTGGCTAATCCACCTAGCATGTTGTCATCCTCACGGATTCCGGATTCCTGTTGGAACTTTAACTCAAGCGCAGTTCGTTGGTCTTCTTCGGCGGCTTCAAGCTCTAAATCACGGAGCTCTTTACGGGCAGCTGCATGAGCCTTAGCAAATTCTTCGCGTGATAGTTTAGCTTCTTCAACGCTAGACAATACATAGAAGTTAGTACCCGGTTTCTGTACCACGATTGGCTTACCGTTATTAAAGAAATCTTCGATAGACCCACGAGAACCAACAGCAAATGATGTATCCTCAACTTGTTTGTATAAGGCTTCCGCTTTACGGGCTAAAGCTTTACGGTCAAACTCACCGTCACGATTGTTAATTAGGTTTGCTAACTGCACAGCTACACGGTCAATTTCCTCAGGTGTTTCATCTACCTTCGCACCTGTGGTAACATCTTCCTCATCCTTCTTAGTAGATACACGTAATTTAATTGCTGAGTCATCCAACAAATTGTAATCGTTAAGCAACTTGTACAAGCGCGAGCGTGGGTTGATTCTAGGCATCGTAAGTGCAAATGATTGTAGGGCTTTAACAAACTCAGTTACGGGAATAGACTCTGTACCGAACAGGAACTCATTGGCTGTCTTGAACAACTTGGTCGCTTGATTTGTTTCGGTTACATACACGTCAACAATTTCACGCATAGCATCTGCGTACCTCACTGCCGACTTAGTAGTTTCTACTGTCTCAATGGCATCCTCAAGTATTTGCTGGGAATCTAGAGTTGTTTCAGATACTTCACCTGACTTCTTTTCTTTCGGCTGTGGCGGAGCTGTAACCTGAGCTACTAACGCTGCCAGTCCTGTCTTTGGTACTTCCGATACTGAAACCTGAGCTACTGGCTTAGTATCGCTAGGCATATTAAATAGGATATAACTATCTTCAGTCTTATTACCTTCAAACTTATTCTCGTAAACAATACCAGCGTAGCCTTTAGATTCCACCGCTTTAGCAAGTGCATCTAACGCAGCTCGTTGCGCTGTAGGTATTTCCTTACCTCGCATAATTGGTTTATCAGATACAGCTATACCGTTTACAAAGTTACGTACTGCATCAGGTACAGTAATATTAGCGGCATCCAGTACAGCTAATACAGATACAGGGTTAGCCCATCCACCGAACTCAGGCTCAGATAATCTAAGTAAATTGCTAGTATCAATATCTACTTGTACTTCACGTGGATTAGTTATTGACTTCTTTATGTCAGCTACTTGTGTCGCTGTACCAAAGTGGAAACCAATGTCACGAACCTTTTCAGGTGCTACATTACCGCCAGTAACACGGCGAACATTTACAATCTTAGGCTTTCGCTTTAAGGTATCTTTACCTGTAGCCTTAGTTGTTTCAACTGTAGTCTTTTTCTTTAGAACATCTTTACCTGTAGGTTTAGGTGTTGTTGGTGGTGTTGGCAGCTTTGAATTATCTACAATATCAGCAACATTATTATAATCCCGAACCATTATATTAGGGAATTGCTCCTGAAGTATTGATACTAATTCTGAGTTCGCTGGGTTTACTAAGACTCCGATGAGGTCAGCTAGCGTTGGTTGTCCTTTTGTTCCTTGTCTAAACGTAAGTATAAACGGTCCATCTCTATAAGCGTATCCACCTGCTGTACCCGTTGCCGCTCCAACCCCTGCTTGAGCAGTTAACCCTGCCGTAAATAATGTTCTATTAGGGTCAATACCATTGGTTAATAGATTTACTAAATCGTTATATGCTTGGGTTAAGGTAGATACTTTAGCCATACCATGGGCTGGAATAAAGTCAGCATCAACTGCTCTAAATGCGGGGTTCGATTCGGCAGCACCAGCTTGCCATTCTTCATTACGACCACTTCTATTTTGTCTGTCCCAAGTGGTGACTTGTTCTGGTACTGCGGAGGTTACATCTTGTACACTTGTTCCTTGCTCTTCTTGCGTGGTTTTTTTGCCCTCTCCGGTAGTTTTGCGGAGCTTGGCGTCTTGCTTTCGTACTCCTTCGCTAGTTCCGGATTGTTTGCGTACATCCACTTGCGTTGTGCTTGGCTCTTGAACGGCATTTTTCTTTTCCTTTGCCTTAAGTTTAGCAGCTGTACCCTTCTTGGCAACCGCAGCTGCAATAGTAGTAGGTGTAACTGTTTGTCCTGTTGGTGGTATCTGACTGCCACCTACCTCTGGGATACTACGGACTGGACTCTTAGCACCAGCAGAACGCAAAGCAGCTATGGTCGGCTCACCCTCTTGGGTGAATAATGACGTCTGTTTACCCCTACGTAAATCAACTTTAGGTGCCGATGTAATAGGTGCTTCTTGTTGAGGTGCAGGAATACCAAGGCGAACACGCTCACGCATTGAAGGCTTCGGTGCTTGACCACGACCAAATAATTGTAGCTGTTGTGGGTCTGGTGCACGAGTTTGACGCATAGGTAATGAAGGTGCAGGTGCAGGTGCAAGCTCAGGCTGTATTAAATCTAACTGACGTTGGTTACTAGCTACAATACTTAGGCGGTCAAGGTCTGCTTGACGTTGTTGCTCTTGTAGAAGTTGTTGCTGTTCGATTGCCCTAGCAATCTCAGCTTGTTGCATTGCCTGTTGCATTTGTGTAGCTGGTGTATTTACTGGGGTAGGCGCAGGAGCCGGAGCTGAAAACTGTAACTGACCTTGGCCCGGAATATTAGCTGGCTGTTCACCTAAGTATGGAATACCAATCGGGTTCTCAAGCGTACTGCGCTGTTGCAATTCTGCAACAGTTGCACCTTCAGGTCCGAATATATCTAATACACCTTGTTGTCCGAATTGACCCGGTGCGGCTCCGCCTACATAGATTGTATCGCTTGGGCGTGAAGCTCTAGTTGTTCCATCAGGACCAGTAATAAATTCTGGGCGACCCATCATACCACCAGTAGTGACATTACCAGTGGGTACACCTGTTTCTGATTGAGGTACAACAGTAAGAGCTGTACTTAATTCTGCTGGTTGCTCTCGGTTCAGTAAGTTAATAGGCGTGTCGCCTACTGGTGTTTTACCTCTACGTAGGTTAGCTATACCTCCCAATGTACCACCAACACCAAAGCCAGCTGCAAAGGATTCTAGGAATCGTTTTTGGGATTCTGGACTTGTTAAATCTTGACCCGACAATCCAAGTACAATACCTTCTTGACCAGCTTCAGTCGTACCTTCAAGTGTACCGCCAACAGCAGCACCAACACCGAAGCGTTTTAGTAATTCACCAGAGCGTTTAACACCTGTACCTAATGCTGTTTTACCTTTGATAGAAGCTAGGTCTCTACCTGTTCCTTTAATACCACCAAAGAGTCGAGATGCCAATACAAATTCAGATAAGGATTCAAGTGCAGCGTATGGAAGAGACCCAGCAAGTGCCGAGAGTCTAGCACCATCATCATCAGCAGTTACACCCTGCTCACGCATCTCACCATAAATATCAGCAGCACCAGTGGCAATATTACTACCATAAGACGCAGCTACAGCACCAGCAGTACCGGCAGCAGTACGTAGTATTTTATTTTCAGCAGCATTAAGAGCTTCGCCCGCAGCCTTCTTCTTAGCCGCAGCCAGAATAGCTTGTTTGGTTGCAGCCTTACCTAATATCCCAGCGACACCAGCAGACAGACCAGCAAGAGGACCACCCACCGCAGTACCAGCACCAAAGCCAGCGACACCAACAGCTATTGACTCAAGTAAGTTAGGACCCTGTTGGGCTAAGTTAGCCACGAACCAATCGACAGCATCACCACCTGAGTCAATGTTAGAAAACTCACGGACAAACGGTGCAGACTTCTGTATATCACGAGCTTGTTGGTCAACTATTGCTTGTCCAGTTTGTTCAGCACCTAATAGTTGCAGACCTCTGCCTGCAAGCAGCTGCATATTATCGACACCAATACCAAAGTTCTTAGAGGCTAGTCGCCCTAGACTTGGATTACGGATAGAGTTTAGGTACTGACCATATGATGACTCACTTATTGGAGTCCAACCAGCACCCTCAGGTGCACCCTGAGCTGGACCAGCTAGATACTGTTCTGATTGCAAAGCCGAAGATGCGTCATCTGCATCAAAGGTCAAACCATTTACGTATACTTGTTTAGATGTTGGGTTGAGCCATACTTTGTCAACCTGTTTCATTTCAGGCATAGTGAACTGCGATGGTTTTATTAGGCTTTCACCTAACGCTGCAAAGTCAGCCATAGATGGGGATAAACCCCCGGAACCGATACCAGTTGCAGGGGTTGCTGTTTCGTATGGGTTTGCTGTAACCCCTACCTTTGCATCAATTAAATATGGGTTTGCGAATGACGCACCTAGTAGAGCCATAATCCTATCCTAACATATTATCTGGTTGGTAAGCCAAGTATACTTGATGCTGTGTAGTCTTTCACCTTAATACCATCAACCTCTTGAGTTACTCCCTCAATATTAAGTAGATACGGTCTACCTACACGCGGAGTGATTATAATATGCTGTTGGTCGCCGTAAGGTTTAGCTTCGTAGTCAGGAGTTTTAAGTACTTCCTGCCGTAAATTATACCCGCCCTCGATATTCTTGATAATAGAATCCTTAATAGTTTCAGCCATTATTTTGGATACGTCTTCTTCACGTTTAATCATTGACTCAAGTCGTTTCTCCTCAACCTTGGCGTTCATGGCTGTAGTCTGCTGTACAAATCCTTTATCAAATGCGCTTCTAGCAATAACTCCGACATCTGCCACAGTTATACCTTCCCGTATCATATTCTGTCCAGACATCATATCGTAGAGTCCATCAGTACGTGGTACAAATTCAATAGGACCACCAGCAAAATGACTTACTACAGCATTTAATTTGAGCGGGTTATTAAAGTACGATAACTGTTGCAAACCATCCATACCTTGGAGGTAATACATACCTTCGTCAAGCTCCGTAATCTTTGTACTTAACTCTACAAATTTATCACCAATGCCTGCTCGTTGATACATACCTGCAAGTTGTACTAATTGGTCACGTTGACGCAAGGCACGTTGCATATCGCCACTAACTGCATTAGGATTTGATAAATAGAAGTCAGTCACTTTCTTTTGCTGTGCTATAGTTGGTGGTTTTGCATCAGCAGTTTTAACAATCGTACCATCAGCTGTGATTGGGACATCTTTAATAACAGATGGTTGTGTTTGCTTACCGAACGCAGCTTCTACTCTAGGTATATAATCCCGTGTTTCTTTAGGTAATTTATTAATGTCAGCACCAGCAGCAATCCACTTGTCAGTAGCTTTTGGACCCATGTTGTATGCAGCCAAGGCGTAGGTAGTGTTACCACCGTAGTTTTGAATCATTGCGTTCATATACATATCACCAAACGCACCACCAATTTCTGGGTTATTTAGCAAAGCCTTAGCTTCTTTTGCGGTACGACCTTTAACTGTGTAGCCCATGCCAGCAGCAAAATCAAAGATGTTCGGCACACCAAAGCCGGGGTCCATAGCAGTGTCAGGCATAACCTGCATAATACCGGTAGCACCCTTAGGGCTTACTGCGGTAGCGTTATTACCACTTTCGACTTTTCGTTGTGCAGCCGCAAACGGGTTAATGTTCTGTGCTGTCTGCTGTTGAGCTGTCTGCTGTTGGGCTGTAGGCATCAATTCGCCCTTAGGTAAAATATTACCCGGGTTAGTTGGAAGAAGATATGAATCCCCAAGTGTCGCCGTTATGCCATTTTCTACTAGCTCACCACTATATGTTTTAGCCGGAATAGTAGTGCCCGGTTTAGCTTTGACTCTATCTGGTAACGTACCTGTAGGT